TCTTGTGCTGATTCAAACGTCCAACGAGCACTCAACTTACGAGTTTTCGCTTCAACGGTTTGCTTCAATACTTGAATGCTTAATCTGTTACCAGCTTCGCCTTCAAGTGATGCTGTAGCATCTGCTCTACCGTTTGCATTACCTGAGTAAGACTCAGCAATTTTGAACGGAGAAAGTGCTTCTTCACCTGCTGTTGCGCCTGATGCACCAGCGTTGAAAGTGTCCGCATAGCGAACTCTTAATGTGTGGATCTGACCCACTGGACCTGTCATTGGTTGTACACCAACTAACTCGTTAGCAATAACGGTTGGCATTACACGTCTGATCACAGGAAGGATCACACGATTTAGTGTTGCGACATTGCCCGCTGATGTAGCACCTGCTGTTGCAGATTCTGACAAATACTTACGGGTGTTTTCTAGCGTAGCAGCCATAACAGACTTCTTGTTGCCTTGCAAGCCTTCAAGAAGAGCAGTTTTGGTGTCCTGCCAGCGGCTTTCTAATAATTCTGACATCATTATCTCCTTAATTATAATCCAGCAAGACGTTTAATATCAACAACATTGTTGTCTGAAGTATCGTCTGCTCTGGTTTGTGTCATTGGTTCTGTGCGGTTGCCTGTTATTTCTGTGCCTTCTGTAATTACTGCCTTACGCTTTGCTGGAGTATTTCCGTCAATAACTGATGGTAAGTACTTGTCAAACTGTTTTTGCAAACGGTCTGTTTGTACTGATTCCAGTAAGTCTGTCATAATCTCGCGTTGATCTTTGCCAAGAGGCGAAATCAAATCGTTCATAATCTTTTCTCTACGTGCCGACTCAACTAAACGCTGTTTTTCAACGCTAACTGATTCTGCAAGTGTTTTTGCTTTTGCTGCAAATGCTTTTGCTTCTGATAGTTGCTTGTCTTTTGAGTCAAGAACTTTCATTAATTTTGCAGTTTCTGATTTCTCATTTAAATATGAGGTACCGTATTCTGCTGCATATGCTTCAAAGATTTTACGACCAAAGTCGTTTCTACGTGCTGTGTCAATATCTTCTTTAAGTGCAGTAATTTCACTCTTAAGTGATTTACCAACCATTTCTGATACTGCTGTAGCACTTCTTTCGATAAAGTCTCGTTTGACTTTAGCAAAGTGGGTTTTAGCTTCACGTACTAAACGTACTTTTGTTTCAGCTAAGTCTTTTTTGTCTTCATAAAATTCTGCAATTTCATTAGATAGAGCGTCTACTACAAATTCTTCTAGCTTTGCATAGTTTTCTTGCATAGCTACTTTATCTGCACGTAGTTCTGAAATTTCTGATTTAAGTTGTTCAACAACAAATCCTTTAAGAAGGTCTGCATTTTCACGCATAGCAATAGCATATTTTGCTTTTGCTTCAGCTAATTGCTGACGATCTTCTTGGAACTCATTAATTTCAGCTGAGAGGCTTTCTTCTAGTAAAGTGTCAATTGCTTCGACCATTGTCTGCTTATCATGCTCATACTTCTGTGCGAATTCTTCGCGAAGTTCAGCAGTAGCAGCACGGCGATTTTCAGCAATCTTGCTTTCCCAAGCTTCTTCAATTTGTGCTCTGACTTCTTCATTAACTACATCGTTTTCAAAGAGTGTTTTCAGTGCATCTATCATTACGTTCTCCTAGTTTAATGGAGTTTACTGATTATGTTAATCAGTGATTCCTTAAGATACTTTTGTGCCTTGTCGTCATGTTTTGTTGCCTGTGCTAATTCGTATGCCTTCATTCCCCCACGTGCATTCATAAGTGTTTCATAAATTGGTGTTGGATATGCACCAGGGGCGCTAGGCTGAGCCACAACGTCCACAGTGATTATTTCAAAATCAGAGACGGTATTGCTACCGTCTTCTGATACGTTACCAGAGCCCCTAGACGAAACACCTAGTTTAACACCTGCTTCAAGCATTGTTCTAACTAACTGTCCCATAGGGGTTGGTAAAATTTTCAATTTTCCATAACCGTTATCACCATCCATCCAACATTCTGTTATCATATGGCTTACACGGTCAATATTGATGTTAAGGCCTTCTGGATGATCAACTTCGCCTAAGACACTAAACCCCTCAGTTATCTGATCATTGAGAGTTTTGACAGCCCTGCCTATTTCATTTACAGGATACACTCGCTGATTAGCATTGCGGACGCCGCCTTGGATCATAATACCTTTCATGTAAAGGTCTTTTCCTTCGTTGGCATTCTCAAGTACTACGTTAGCTTGGTTAAATGTCAAATGCTCTTGTAAGTTTTTCATTCAAACTTCCTTTATTATACTGCTTACTTGCCTAAAATAGGTGTTTTGTTGTCAGCAGTCTCTGGCTTCGACTTCTTTTCAGCGCCGTGTCCAGGTTCGGTTTTGCCAGCTTTTGCTGCCTTACCACCAGGAACGTTAATGTTCTTGGTATTCATATCCTTTGCACTTGTATCACTTAAAGCATTACCTTTAATTGTACTTCCTGCTCCGGCTTCTGCACCAGCGTCGGTTCCAGCTTGGTTTAAATTACCTGCTGTTCCGCCCATGTCGTTTGCACCTGCAACTGTTGACTTTGAGTTTGCACCGTTGTCACCCATTGTTGCTGATACTTTTTCAACATACTCGCGCATTGTTTCGCTTGCTGACTTTTCGCCTTCTTCAACTTCTTCGTCTGCTGCTGCTTCTTCTACTTCTTCATCAGTAGTTTCTTCAACTTCTTCGTCAGTTGCTTCAAATGCAAATGCTTCATCTTTTTCTTCGTCGTCTGCGTCCATATCCATGTCGCCTTCGTCGTCGCCTTCGTCATCGCCAGCCATCATTTTTTCAAATTCTGCTTTTAGGTCGTCTAGCGCATCTTCTAGGTCTTCTACACGATCTTCCATATCGTCGTCTTCACCTTCGTCTTCGTCGCCTTCTTCACCTTCGTCGTCCATGTTCATGCCTAAGTCATCGGCTAAGTCACCTGTTTGGTCCATGTTTGCCATTGGATCAGCTTCTACTTCAAACTCATCTAGGTCAAAACCTTCTTCAACTTCTTCGTCTGACTCATCAACTTCTTCATCAGTTGCTTCGTCTAGGTCTTCGTCTGACTCTTCTACTTCTTCATCAGTAGTTTCATCTACTTCTTCATCAGTAGCTTCATCTACATCTGTTTCGTCTTCTAGTATTGATTCATAGATATCGCGTGATTTTTCAACTACGATCTCGTGAAATAATTCTTGTGCTGCTTCCTTGTCTTCATTAACAAGAAGCTCTAGCATTTTTTCAAATTTGTTTTGATCTGCCATTTTTAACTCCTATAAATTTTTAGTAGCATAGACAATACTGCCTATACGGGGCTGTCATAATATATTTACTCTTTTAACAGAAAACTATGCGGAAATAGGCTCAAAACGAACCTAATTTATTTGATTTTTAAGAAAGTTTGAAAATATCCTCAAAATCCTTAATATTTATGTGACTCATGTTGCTAAGATCGTGAAATTCTTGTGGTATGTACCCATTTTCTCCTAACACTCTTATATATCTTTTTTTTGAAAATTTTTGACATGTAATAAGTGTTTGACGTAGCCAATTTCCGTGAAAGGTAGCATGTTCGTCGATTCTTTTATAGTTATATGTGCCTGCATATATATTATTAATTTTATTTTCTATCCCTATAAAATCAAAACCTAATATATAGATATCTTCAACATCTGTAGTACTAGCAAAATGCAGTGCTGTTGGGCCACTACTCCATCCTTTATCAGACTGAAAGAAATTTAATCCTTTTATTTTTTTAAAATTTTTATTACGATTTGTCCATACTTGTTGTTGATGTTGGTATCCTGCTTGGCTTATTTCTAAAATCATTTTTGTATCAACAGCAATTAGATAGTCAGGAGAAAATTCTCTATATAAAGCATTACATCCAAATGTAATTCCTTTACGTTTCAACTCATTTAGATTAATAGTTTTACGACTAGTTCCATTGCCTAAAACGAATGCAGTACTTTCCAAAAATTAATCCTCGCACTCGATCTCAAATTCTTTTTTAAATTTGTCTATTGAAATATGCTTTAAATTAGATAATTTACTAAATTCTTTTGGCACAAATAGAACTTCGTCATCGACTACACGTATAAACTCAATCTCTTTATTTCGATCTATAACTGCACAAGTTTGTTTTAGCCAATTATTATGATAAGTTGCTTTATCTGTACTCTTTTTGTAGTTTGGTGTATCAGCATACATATTGTTTATTAAAGAATTTATTCCTATATAATCAAAACCTAAAATATATATTTTTTTAAATTTCTTTTGTTCACAAGCTAAAAATAAAGCAGTAGGTCCACTACTCCAACCCTTTGACGGATTAAAATAATTAAATCCTGTAAATTTTTGATATGCTTTGTTTGGATTTGTCCAAACTTCGTTGTTGTGTTGATATCTAGATTTGTTTATTTCAACAATCATCTTTACGTCAACTGCAACTAAAAAATCTGGAGAGAATTCTCTATATAACGCATTACATCCAAATGTAGTGCCTTTATTTTTTATATCTATAAGATTAATGCTGCGACGGCTGATGCCGTTGCCTATTATAAATGCGTTCCGATGCAATTTATAATCCGCCTTCTCCTGCTGCTGCTTGCGCTGCTATACCGTACATTTGTCTAACGAAGTCTAAGTCTTTAGTTTTTTCTTCTTGGTGCAAGTCTGATGCTTTGCGGATTCTGTTAATTTGTCCTAGTGACAATCTTGTTTTACGAGTATCATCCTTTTCTAAAGGAGATGAATCATACTCAGCCTCGTAGCGATTATCTTCTACAGACTCTACAGTTTCGGGATCAAAATAAAATAATTCTCGTAGTATCATATTATTATTTATATCGTTTGTTCTGCATTTGGACTAGATCCTAATTCAGTGTCAGTTGCACTTTCAGGAGCTGCGCCAGCTCCGCCATCGTCAACAGGAGTGTCGCTATCTAATTCATCTTCTATTCCGGAAGTATCACTGTTTATACTTGCTGAAGAAATCCCTGCATCTCTTAATTCAGCATCTGAAGATGCAGCACTGCCTGTTAAAGTCTCGTCATTTTCTTCTCGCCATAAACGTTCATTCTCTGCTAATTCTTCTTCTGTCATACCTAAGAAACGTTTCATTGCAAAACGATTTGAAATATACGGTATAGCACTCATTTGTGTATATGTTGGTACACGAGCATTATCAATCTCACTTTGTCTATACGCTGCAAAGTTCTGCGGTGGTTGGAATTTAAGATCAAACATAGTAGTATCTACGTTAACACCTCTTTCTAACATATACCGCTTAAACTCCTGATCAAATTCTTCAACTACTAGATTTTGCAAACGTTCACAATAGGTATTGAAGCGTAGCTCTTGGATATAAGCTGTACCCACACGTCCGTCATTATATTGTGCTGCTGAATCATCTGCTCCAGTTGGTAAGTACGAACTTGGGATACGTAAGCCGCGTACCAGCTTATTAGTAAAGTATCTAAGGTCATCAATCTCTCCTAGGTTAGTTCCTCCTGGTAATGTTTCAACTTTAGATCCTCTACCTTCTGCCGTTTGAGGGAAAAAGTAATCTTCGTTGATTGACAGGGGATTGTATGAACTGTCTATGACATTTGAACCTCCGCCTGTTGACGATGGGATACGTCTTTGATGTATTTCCGTTTTAACACGTTCCACAAATTGCATAGCAAGGTGTGATGGCATGTTACCCACATCAACGTAGAATACTCTGCGCTCTGGCGCACGTTGGACACGATATATAATGATCGCATCTTCAAGCAATTCTTTTTGCTTGTATACTTTAAAAATAGTTTCTAATAATGAATTACCAAATGGATAGTTGTTGTCTAAACCTTCACTCAAACTTAAATGCACAACATGTTCTGCATCAACTGTAACTTCCCCGTCATCAGTTGTAAATCTACTGCCGCTCATGCTAGACTGGGGTTGGCCTACCATACCACGTGCGCCGCCAGTAGGTTGATACTGAGATCCGCCTCCGCCAGTTATGTTGCCGTTTGTTTGGTATGGTGTTGTAGCAATACCGTCTTTAAAATTAAAATTAATATTTTTAATTACATACTGCTCAGGTACTTTGCCTTCTGATTCGTTTACAATAATACGTGATACATTTGCAGGATCTACATGAAACCAACGTTTAGTTTCTGGATCACGTAGGAAGAATTGATCTCCCATTTTGAATACATTGCGTAGTATTCTAAAAATCTTTGTTTCAAAATGTTGTAGCTTATTCCACTGTTGCAGATATTGTTGAATTATTGTAACTTCTGAATTAGTTGCTTCTGATTTAAAATTAATAATAAAAGGTGTATTGTTTGCTTTATTTTTTTGTGTGCAAAATTCTGCAAGAATATCTAGTGCTGCATTAACTTCACTGTCTAAATCCATTGTATTGTATTGTCCGTATCTTTCAACACGATTCGGACTGCCAACATAAACATCTGGAAGATATGAACTATAGTTAGAACGAGCAGGGCCTGCCATGTTGCCGCCACTACTAGCATTTGTAAATGGAGAATATGATCCGCTAGGATTATTTCCTGTAGGTACTGGTGTAAAATATTTTTTCCAACTCATTATGTATTATTCTCCATTAGCCTGACGGCATACTTCTTGAAATGTCTGTAGAATTACCGTTTTTTGTATTTCGTACAATGGCAGCTTGTTTTGGTGTTTGTAGTCTTAATTCAGCTAACACTAATTGTAGTGTGTTATTTACTTCTTCGCTGCTGCCGCCGCCGCCTATTGAATCCATTTTAGATAATACAGAACCGGCATTTTCACCTGTGCCTATACCAAATTTATTATCTTTAGAAAGTTCATCATTTAGCTCGCCAAGAACTTCCACTAATTTTTCCATACTATCAGTATAACTTCTAACTGCATCTGTGTCAAGTCCTGATTTTAAAATATCTAAGTTGCTTTGCAATCCTTCAATATTTGAAAAACTTGCCATAGCACTTTGTGCATCCATTAAGGAATTAGCACCTTCGACAGCAGGAGTAGCATCTAAGGTTGGAGATGCTTCTGCTGTTGGTATTTCTAACTCTGTATCACTACCGCCTAGTAACGATTTACCTTCGCCTCCTAACCATTTTGGTAGATACTGTTTAAAGTTTGGCATTTCAAAATCAAAATCAAAGAATCCTTTAACAGTATCTATAATACCTTGAAATAAGCTGCTGATAGATGGAATTTTAATTCCTTCAAAGCCAAAGAATCCTGTTACTGTTTCCCATGCTGTTGTTAAAAGAGATGATATTGAATATGTAAGAGTGTCAGCTCCAAAAGTAAAGAAGCCTGTTATTGTTTCCCATGCTTTTGTTGCTAGTGCAGAAAAGCTAAATCCTTCTTTTCCAAAATCAAAAAATCCTGTTATCTTAGTCCATGCTTCGTTTATTAAAGTACTGATTGCATATGTTGCTTCACCTTCTCCAAAGCCAAACCAGCCTGTTACAGTAGTCCATAATTTTGTTAAATCTTCTGAGATGCTAAACTTTGTATCAGCAAGTGTGAACCAACCTGTAACAGTTTCCCATACGTTAGAAGCAATATCGGCTATACTATAATTTCCTTCGGAGTCTGGTACAAACCATCCAGTTACAGTTTTCCATGCATCCGATGCTAATGAGCCAAGACTAAATGTAGATTCACCTTCGCCAAATGTGAACCAACCCTTAACAGTTTCCCAAGCACCGCTTGCTAGATTGCCTATACTATAAGATTTAGAGTCTTCACCAGTACCGAAACTAAAGAATCCTGTAATTACTTCCCAAGTGCCTTTGAATAGTTCTATTAGCTTATCTTTGCCTATCACTGCGGTTATTGCTGCAACAATTAATACTGGGAGGCCAACGATTGGAGCAGCAATTGCAGTTGCAACCACAGCAAGTCCGCCTACAAAAACATCGTCCCATGTTATATCAAAGCCAGAAAATAATCCGGCAATTACACTTTTAACTCCATCAGCAATATAACCGCCTATTCCTGCTGTCATATCCGACGCTCCTGAGAACATGTCGCCAAGAAGCCCTTCAACGTCTGCATCTAACACTTTGTCTGTGCCGTCTTCATTTTTTCCTATAACATCGCCTTTTTTACCGCCGAGAAATGCTGTTTTAAGATTGAATTTACCAATATCTGTAATAAATGTTTTGAATCTTTCTATCATGTCTTTAATAATACCAGTTAATGCTTTTAGTGAATCTTTAAATTCAGGACTCTCGGTAAACTCTTTAATAGCTGTTGCAAACTCACTAACACCATCCTCAGTAAGCTTAAAAATACCCGAATCTATAAAGGCTAATTGTAGTGCACTTCTAGCTTGATTGATAGTTTCTTCAAAATCCATTAATCCTTTCTGTTTTTTACGTTGTTCTTCTTCTCTTTTTTCGCGGGCAAGTTTCTGTTCTGCTGATTCGTTAGCTAACGTATTAGTGTCAGTAATTACTTGAAGTGCATCTGCCAAACCAGGAACTTTGCTCATTGCATTTTCTAAGCCGCCGCCAAAACTTTCTGCCTTTGCTGCAAGTTCTTTGTTTACTTGTATCATAAACGCTTCTAGTTGTGTAGGGTCCATATTTTCAATGTTTTGACCTTGTGTTCTAAAAGTTTCACTAAATGCCATCAATCGTTTTGTTGTTTCGTCAGTAGGAATACCATCTTCATAATCAATTAGTGCATTAGCAAGTCCTTGAGATGTTGCACTTACAGCACCAATATTAGCACTAAATTTTTCTGCTGCATCTGCTGTCATATTTGCCATGACAGCACCTATTCGCACATCACCTTGTTGTGCTTTCATAGACTTCATTATTTCTTCTCTACTTTTTCCAGTAACTGCTGAAAGCTCTCTAAGATTTTCTGCAAATGCTGCTGCGTTAGATGCTGTAACTCTGCCCTGTGTTCTATTTTGTCTAAATTGTCTTGTTTGTAGTTCTGCATAATCTAACAACACTTCGTTAAGTTCCATACTTGTGAAACCCATATTCATTAGTTCTCTGCCTGGACCATCTCTAAGTTCCTTTGCCATTCTTCCAAAACTTGAGGCTCCTGATGCAACATCACCGCCAAACTGTTGTAGTATAACAGAGTTTTCGCGCACTATACTAGTAAAATCATCAAAAGGAATTGCAGAGTCTGCTGCTGCTCTTCTCAGACCTGCTAGTCCTTCACCAAACGTTGCACCAACTTGGCTTACTTCACGAAAAGCATCAATACTGTTATCGATCATTCCAGCAAGCGGACCTAGAAATTGACCTATTAATGGAATAGAACTTGTAAAGTCACTAATTCTATTTCCACCGAATGCAAGTTGTTCACCAAAGTTTACAAAAGATCCTATTACATCACCGATAGCACCAACAGCGGCGCCGCCTATTGTTCTAGAGAAGTTTGAAACTGCACCTGTTGCTTCTTTGGTAGCTGCTGTATTTTCTAATTCTGCTTTGGTGTTATTGCGTGTGATTACAACGCCGTCTTGTTGTGTTTTAGTATAAAGTTTTTGCGCCTTTTGTGCAGCTTTAGCTCCGCTGTCCGAACCGGCGCCGCCCATTCTTTGCAATGCTGCAACGAGAGATGCTAGTGTTGCTTCACTAGCAACACCGTCAGAACCGCCAACGTTAGTAATTTCAACTTCTTCTGCCACTTTTAGTTTTCCAAATTAACTACGTATATAAATATTTTAGATACATATTTTTATAATGTATTTATACGGAGAAACCCATGGCTGATTTTAATCCATCACAATTTGATCAACAAAACCCCTTACAGAAATATTTTAGAACACCTAAAGTATATATTACGTTGCCTAGTGCTGGGCAGTACTATCCAGAAGGCGCAATTGACATGCCTGAGAACGGCGAACTGCCTGTATTTGCAATGACAGCAAAAGACGAATTAGCTATAAAAACTCCAGATGCTTTGCTAAACGGACAAGCTACTGTTGATGTTATACAAAGTTGTATTCCTGCAATTAAAAATGCATGGCAACTTCCAAGTGTTGATTTAGATACTGTGTTAATTGCAATACGTATTGCAACATACGGTGAACAACTAGATGTTAACGCAACTGTGCCTAATACAGAATTAGAAAACACATATGCAGTAGACCTAAGAAAAATGTTAAACAATTTAGTTACAAAACAATTTGATTCTAACCTAAAGATAGACGATTTTGATGTAACTATTAGGCCACTAACTTATAGAGAGTTTACTGAAGCAAGTTTAAAAACTTTTGAAGAACAGAGAATTTTTACTCTAGTAAATAATGACGACATTGGTGAAGCAGAAAAATTACAAAAATTTGGTGAGAGTTTTAGAAAGCTCAATGAACTTACAGTTTTTACAATTAGTAAAAGCATTACTTCAATTAAGATTAACGAAGAAGAAGTAACTAATCCATTATACATTGAAGAATTTATTGCTAATGTTGACAAAAGTTTTTACACACAGTTGTCAGACCACCTTGAAGTACAAAAAGAAAAGTTTTCAACTAAACCAATTGAAATTTCTAGTACAGATGAAGAAGTAGCAGCAGGAGCGCCGACGACTTGGTCTTTGCCGATAGTCTTTGATCAATCAAATTTTTTCGCATAAGGATCTTGCCTCTTAGTGTAGACAAGATCCTAGAAGAATCAAAAAAACTAGAAAATTACCAAAAAGAATATAAAAACGAACTTATGAAGATTTGTTGGTATATGCGCGGCGGGATTACTCTTGAAGAAGCATATAACTTATCGTACGAAGAAAAAGAAATAATTGGTAATTTAATAAAGGAAAACTTAGAAACAACTAAGAAAAGCGGAATGCCTTTCTTTTAACTAAGTGATTTTGCTAGTTGTTGTTTCTGACTAGGACTTAATGCATCAATTTGTTTTTGTAGTTTTGCAGGTATCTCATCATCAGTTACATCAGCAGTTTGTTTTCCAGGTTCGAATGGTTTTCCTGTTTTAGGATCAAGCAGTTTAGCTCTTTTAATAATAAAATTTTGTTTTCCAGAGTTTATAATTACTACACTATCGTCGCCGTCTTTACTCTTTCCAACTACTGTAGCATTAATTAATTTTCCTGCTTTACTTTTAAATTGTACTGGCTGTTTTGCAGTAAATTTTACTTGCGGAGCAGCTTCAGGCTGTTGTTGTGGATCTGCGTTAGTATCTTTAGCAACAATACTTTGTCCTGACATTTTCTTTTGAATTTTTGCTGTAAATATCTTTTCAATACGTTTTGGATTTATAGGATCACTTGCTCCTATATCACTAGTATCGACATTTTTTGTTTTAAGAAATTGAATAACATCATCAGATGTTGCAGATTTCATTCGTTTACCCTGTGCTCCAAGATGTGCAGCTAGTTCTTTTGTAAGACGTGTAACATTATCACTTAAATCAGCAGCTCCAGCTTTTTCAGCTCGACGAATAGCTCTTCCTTTTTTAGTTAAAGGAATAAACTCATTTAAAGCTGATTCATCTAAGTCACAAATTCTCATTCTATGATATCTCCTGTAATATATTTATATGTTTCGTTGCACGAAACAAGTTTTCGCTAACGCTCAAACTATACACTTCGTTTGTAGATAGAAGTAATTAATAAGATACAAATGCATTATTACGAATGTAATAATGTTTAAGTTTCATGTAGATTGTTTCAGTCAGACGGAACCTGTTACGGTCCCATCTAATCTCAAAATGCGCTTCATGTGAGTCTGCACCAGCCGAGACATTGGAAGTAGGTAATTGTTTATACACAAAGTACAATGGGCTCTGACCTTTCCCAACCTACGTCGACATATGTAACATAAAGAATACATTAACTAGGTTAATGTTATCTA